GCCCTCGGCGGCGGCAACGCCACCACCTGGGTCGGATCGAACCCGCTCGGCTTGGAGATCGTCGTCGACTCCAACTTCGCGGCCAAGACCATGGTCATCACCAACAGCCAGAAGGCGTTCGAGTTCTACGAGCAGGTTCGCGGACTCATGTCCGTCGAGGTGCCGTCGACCCTCGGTCGCACGTTCAGCTTCTACGGCTACGTCAGCACCTTTGCTGCCGTGTCGTCGATGATCCGCAAGATCACCCAGGCCTGATCGGAGGCCGCCATGACGGCGACCTACTCACTTCAATACGGCGTCATCATTCCCGGCTACGTCACCGTCACCACGCTCACCCCTAACGAGGTGGTCGTCGGTGCAACGGTGACCGTCGCCGGTGCCGGCGCGTCGTACAACGGTGCCCACACCGTTCACGGCATGCCTCAGTACCTGCCGATCAACGTCGATAGCGACGGCATCATCGAGTACGACTACTCGTACCCGATCGCCAACGCCATCATGTGGGCGGACAACCACACGCCCGAAGTGCTCAACGCGATTGAAGGAACGCTCACCTTCACCCAGACCTGCACCTGGGTCACTGGACAGAACGTCGCGGATTGGCTGAACGTGGTGTACGCATCCGATCAGACGTTCCTCGACCAATGCGCGTCCGCGGCTAACGCGTTCTGTTTTCGTCGACGCCAGGAGTCGGGCTACATCGACAGCCTGACCACCAGCCCGTCGGGTGATGTCACGTTGGGTACCACGATGTACGGCGGCGCTCTGTACCGCCAGCGCGGCTCCATCGACCAGTTCGCGTCATTCTCCGACATGGGTAGCGGCGTCACCGTCGCCGGTCTGTCGCCCATCATCAAACAATTGCTCGGGATCTCACGCCCACAGGTCGCCTAATGGCGTACACCGACCTGTTCAACGAGGCGATCGACGACCTCGCCACGACGCTCGGCACCATCTCCGGTCTGCGCGTCGTCCAAGATCCGCGATACGTCGCACCCAACTGCGTGTTCATCGACGCACCGTCGTTTGAGGCGTGGAACGCCAACATCGTCAAGATGACGTTCCCCGTCCAGGTGGTCGGCATGGGCCCCGGCAACCTTGACGCGCTCCGCCCGGTGCTCGCTATTGCCGCGCAGCTCCTCGCCAAGAACGTCGCCGTCACCGTCGGCCGTCCCACCGTCCTTGACATCGGCGGCACCATGGTGCCCGCGTACGACCTCACAATCGCCCTACAAGCCCAGACAGGATGACCATGGCATATCGCATCATCTCGCCCCGTGTCGGCGTTCCTGGCGCAATCTGGGAACCTTCTGAAGGCATCAACGTCGAAGCGTTGATCGCTGGAGGATTCATCGAAGAGGTCAGCGCGCCCTCGACGAAATCTGCTAGAACTAAGATCACCACCGAGGCTCCCGACGCCGAACAGACCGAGGAGTAACCCGTGGCCACCACGACCTACCTGTCCAACCCAGTCGTGACGATCAACAGCGTCGATCTCAGCGATCAGGCCCACGCGGCCACCCTCACCGTCAAGTACGACGCCCTTGAGTCCACCGCTTTCGGTGGCACCAGCCGCGTCTACACCGCCGGGCTCGGCGACCACGAGCTCACCGTGGATCTCTACATGAGCTATGCCGCGTCGGAGACCTATGCCACGCTGGCCGCGCTGGTCGGCACCGCCACCACCGTCAAGCTCAAGCCGGCGTCAGGTTCCGCTTCGGCCACCAACCCCGAGTTCACCCTCACCGGCACGTACCTCGAGTCGCTGCCCGTCGTGAACGCCACCCTCGGCGAACTGTCGAGCATCACGCTCACGTTCCGCGGTGGCACCTACACCGTCGCCACCAGCTGATCCCACCAACCCCGACTAGGAGCCCGACATGAAGATCACAATCGAAGCGACCACGGCCGACGGCACCTCGACCGTCACGACCGACCTATTCACGATCGTCCAGTGGGAACGAAAGTTCAAGCGGAAGATGGGCGACGGCGGCGACATCGGCGTCGAGGATCTCGCGTTCCTGTTTCACGAGCAAGCCAAGCGCACTGATGGCATTGTCGTCCCGATCGTGTTTGACGACTTCCTGAAGAAGCTCACCGACATCACGACCGTCCGTGAGGAACGCGACCGCCCTACCTCGGCGGCTACCGGCGCTCATTAGCAGAGCTGCTAATCGTCACAGGCTGGTGGCCGCCTGAGATACCATTCGATACCGACGACCTCTCGACAGTCGCCCAAATTCTGAAGGAGCGCGCGAGATGACGATTGAGGTGAGAGGACTCAAAGAAGAACTGAGGATCCTCAACACCCTGAACCCACAGCTCCGCAAAGAGTTTGGGAAGCGTTTTCGTGACATCGCGAAGCCCGGAGCCAAGGCCGCGCAGCAGCTCCGCAACGCCGGTTCGGACATCACCGGTTTTGATCATGGCGGCCGAACTGGCACCCGCGGCTTCAAAGCCATTGGCGTCAAGGTAGACACTCGTCGAGGTCGCCGTGGTGGTGCCCAGCGAGCAAACTTTGAGACCACAGGCGTCGTCAAAATATTGACCAAGGATGCGGCGTCAGCGATTATGGACATGGCTGGCAAAGCTGGCCGCGTGTCGTATGGCGGCCAGTCGCGGCCGTATCCGGGCAGACCTAGCGGCCATCGTCTAAACGGTCAGGGTGGTTACATGATCAACAAATTGACGGCCTCATATAGTTCGGGCGCGTCACGCTTTATGTGGCGCGGAGCCGAACAGGGCATGGGCGAAGTTGACGACGTACTCCGCGACATCGTGGCGGACGTCTCGCGGCAACTACAGCGAGAACTGACTGGGAGCATCTAATGGCCATCGTTGTAGACATCATCAGCGAGTTCTCCGACCGCGGACTCAAATCCGCCAAAGGCGCCTTTGACGACTTCAGGACACGAGTCGGCGCGGCCGAAGGTGCTATGGGCAAGTTCAAGGCCGGCTCTGTGGCGGCCATGGATATCGTCAAAGCCAACGCGGGAACCTTCGCTCTCGGTGCTGGCGCAGCCATGGCCGGTTTCGCCGCCAAAGGCGTACAGGCGTTTCAGGATCTCGCCCTTGAGGCCGGCAAGTTTTCTGACGCAACCGGGCTAGCCGTCGAGGAGTCATCCCGCTGGATTGAGGTAGCCGGCGATATCGGCATTGAGGCTGGGTCGGTTGAGACGTCAATCGGCTTCATGAATAAAACGTTGGGCAAGTCCCCTGATCTGTTCAAGCAGCTCGGCGTCGAGGTGGCCCGCACTTCGGGCGGCGCGGTAGACGCCAATAAGACGTTCCTGAACGTGATTGACGGGCTGAACGGGATCAAGGATCCGGCCGAGCGGGCGCGCGTCGCATCGCAGCTGCTTGGTAAGGGTTGGCAGTCCATGGCCGAACTCATCGGACAGGGATCCGACAAGCTCACTAAGAGTCTTGAGCAGGTCTCGTCCACCAAGGTCGTCACCTCCAAAGAGCTTGCCAACGCCCGCGAGTTCCGGGCATCCCTCGACGACCTGAAAGACGCTGGGGAAGATCTGACCATCAGCCTCGGCCAAGGCCTCGTGCCCGTCCTAGTTGACGTCCTGAACATTGTCACCGACACCGTGGACTTCTTCAAGAAGGGCGCGGAAGGCATCACTTACTACGCCAACAAACTGACCGACCTTGCCGGCCTCACATCAAGCGAGTGGCTTGAGGCGGCCTCTACTCAAATTGATGTCATCAAGGACGAGATCCGAGTTCGCAGCGAAGGTAACCAAGCCCTTGTCGACGCCTACAACGCAACCCACAACCTCACCTACGCGGAGGAGGAGCACACCGAGGCGGTGTGGGCGCTCACCGACGCATGGCAAACCCTGCTCGGCACCCTCGATATTGATTCTGCGTTCCGTGACGCTGAACAAGCAATCAAGGATGCCAACGAAGCCGCCATAGAAGCGTTTGGTGACCCGACAAAGTTTGACGATTACAAGGATGCTCAAGATCAGGTCATTCGCAAGTTTGCCCAGATCCTTGAACTAATGGGCGCGACTGACGAGGAACAAAACCGGATCAAGTTCCTGATCGACACTGCCCCGCTTGAGTACGCCCTTGAGGCGCTCAACCGGCTCCAGCTCGTCAACACCGGGCAGATCACCGAGCAGCTCCGTCAGGTCGGCCGGCGCGCCATGGGCGGCGCAGTGTCCGCCGGCGGCACCTACCTCGTAGGCGAGCGCGGCCCTGAGCTGCTGACGATCGGCGGACAGGGCGGCCATGTCACCCCCAACAACCAGATCGGCGGCGGCGGTATTACCGTGATGGTCAACGGCGGCGACCCCAACGCCATTGTCCGCGCCCTCCA